TCGGCTGGTTCCGCGTCAAGACCGATTACCGCGATGATGACAGCTTTGACCAGGACATTTTCATTGAGGGTATCCCCAACGCGCTAGGCGTTCTGTGTGACCCGCTTGCCAAAGACCCGGCGCGGATGGACGCCCGGTACATGTTCGTCATTGACGACATGTCGAAAGAGGCATTTGAGGCCAAATATCCTGGTGCGGCCATTTCCAGCTTCACGGCCCAGGATAACCACCAGGCAATGCTCTGGTGGAACACCGATAGCGTCCGCATCGCCGAATACTGGTGCAAGGAGCCGTGTGTCCGCACCCTGGCCCGCACCCAAGACGGCAATATCATCGACATCACGAACGTTCCGAAGGAGGCATTGAAGTTCCTCCCGCAGAACGAGACTCGCAGGGTCAACACGCACAAGGTTGTGCAGTACATCGTGTCCGGTTCGGAAATCCTGGAAGGCCCGACTGAATGGGCCGGCCATTACATTCCGATTATTCCGGTTATCGGGGAGGAAACGTTCGTCGGTGAGAACAGGGTCCGTTCCGGGCTGGTGCGTCATGCCAAAGACCCGCAGCGCCTCTACAACCTGTGGCGGTCTAACCAGGCGGAAATTATCGGGCTTCAGCCGAAGTCGCCCTTTATCGCCACGTTCAAGCAGATCGAGAAATATCTGCCGATCTGGCGCAACGCCAACAAGCGTTCCTTGCCGTATCTGCCGTATGACGCCGATCCCAATGCGCCGGGTGCGCCCAAGCGCGAAGCCCCGCCGCAAGCCTCTCAGGCCATGGCAGAGGAAATCGCCATTGCGTCAGGTGAATTGCGCGCGACCACCGGCATTTACGATTCGGGCCTGGGACAGCATACGTCCAACGCCACGTCCGGCCGTGCCATTGGCGCGCTTCAGAAGCAAAGTGACCTCGCGACCCTGCATTTCGGGGACAGCCTTCAGCTATCCATCCGTCATTGCGGCCGCGTTCTCGTGGACCTGATCCCGTACATCTACGACACGGAGCGCACCGTCCGGCTGTTGAATGAGGATGGCACCGACACCTTCGCCAAGATCAATTCCCAGCTCATGACGCATGATGGCGCTACGCCTATCCACGACCTCTCCGTTGGCCGTTATGACGTTGCGGTGACCACTGGCCCCAGCTTTGCCACCCGCCGTATGGAAGCGGCTGACGCGATGATGCAGTTTATCCAGACCGCGCCGCAATCCGCCGCCTTCATGCTCGACATAATTGCCAAGAACCAGGATTGGCCGGGCGCCGAGGAAATTGCCAAGCGCTTCCGCATGGAACTGATGAAAACGCACCCGGAACTGTTCGATCCCAAGGACGGCGAGAAGCCACCGCCGCCTTCGCCGGCCGATCAGCAGAACGCCATGATGGCCCAGCTGGAAGTCCGCGAGAAGACCGCGACTGCTCGCCTTGCCGAAGCGCAGGCCGATGACGCCGAGATGGACGCCGCAATCAAGGGTATCCAGGTTGAGGTGGAATCCAGCGTGTTCCAAAAGACCGCCGAAGCTGCGGTCGCACAGATACTAGCCAAATTCGCCGCTGGTCAGCCGCAAGGCCAACCGCAGCAAAGCCCGGTTCAGCCGGGGCAGGGAATGGGCCAACAGCCCGCGCCCGCGATGCCTCAGCTAAGCCAGAACATGATCCCTAGCGCATCATAAAACTTCTGTTGGTCTGCCGTACTCAGAACTTTTGAGTGCTGCGCGGCCATTTTCATAATGTCCAACGCAAACTGTGCGGGCGTGATGATGGTGTTTTTAGGCGCTTTTCTTGCCATGTCTGCCACCTGTGTTGGGCCGAAAACCTAGCACTTTTCACCAAGGAAACAAATGACAATTCATGAAAACGCTGGGGCGGAAGCCTCGGTTGTAGAAGCCGTGGCCGATGACAAAACTGCCGTCGCCGCGAAGACCGAACTAGCCGAAGGTGCAGAAGCCGAAGAAGACGCAGCCGACCCGGAAAACGCTCTCCATGCCGATGCCGGCGAGGAAGGTGTTGAAGGCGCGGAAGGCGTCGATGACAAGCCTACCAAGTCCAAACTGCGCCGCGAGAAGCAGAAAGCCCGCATCGAAGCCCTTGAGGTGGAGAACAGACGCCTATCGGAAAATCTCCGCGCCGTCGAACGTACCAAGCCGGCCGCAGACGCGCTCAGTCCTGTACCTGAGCGCTCGAAATACACCGACGAGGCCGAATATGTCGCTGACCTCGCTGTTTATAAAGCGGAGAAAAGCGCTCTTGAGCGTCAGGTAAAGACGCACGAAACCACGACAAATAACGCCCGCGGTGACGCTGCTGCGGCGAAAATGAACCTGTTTAAAGAGCGCGCCATGGCGCTCTCCGACCGCTATCCCGACATTGAGGCCAAGGTCTTTGAAGACCGCACGCTCCCGATGTCTGCGGTGATGGCGGAAACCATCATGGAATCCGAAAAGGGACCAGAGGTCGCTTACTATCTGTCCGCTAATCGCGAGGTCGCGCAGCGCATCAAGGAGATGCAGCCGCTAGCCGCCGCGAGAGAGTTGGGACGGATCGAGGCAACGCTCTCGCTCCCCACATCCCGCACAAAAACCAACGCCCCGCCGCCGCCCAATACCCTAAAAGGCTCTCTGAAAAAGGTTTCGGTCGATCCGACCAAACTCCAGGGTGCCGCCTATCGGGAATGGCGATCCAAGCAGCCGGGCTTTTGATCTCGAAAGGATCATAGCCAATGTCCAATATCATTCTCACGAATGCCATCATTGCCGAGGAAGCGCTTGCTATCCTCGAAAATGAAATGGTCCTCTCCAGCCTGGTCTATCGAGGCTATGAGGACGAATTTCAGAAGCAGGTGAACGGCTATACCCCCGGCTCGACTGTTTCGATCAAGAAGCCGGCCCGCTACACCCTGCGTACTGGCGCCGCGATGTCCACCCAGGACTCGACCGAAGGCACTACCTCCATCAGCGTTGACACCCAGTTGGGTGTTGATCTGGGCGGCTGGTCCTCGGCTGACCGCACTCTGTCCATCCCGGAATTCTCAAAGCGGTTCTTGCAGTCGGGCATGAAGACCATCGCGCAGGGCCTCGATGCCAAGGTGGCTTCGCTGTACAAGGATGTGTGGAATTGGGTCGGTACGCCCGGCACCCAACTCACGTCCTTTGCCGGCTTCGCCAAGGCTCCGCAGCGCCTCGATGAAATGGCCGTGCCGCAGGGTTCGCGCTCTGCCGTTCTGTCCCCGGCCGACCAGTGGGGCATGATCGGTAGCGTGTCCGGCCTGTACATCTCCGACACGGCGAAAACCGCGTTGCAGAAGGCCAAGCTGCCCATGCTCGGCGGCATCGACACCTACATGTCGCAGAACGCGCCCACACACACCACGGGCGTCCGTGGCGGCACTCCTTTGGTTAACGGTGCCACCCAGAACGTCGCCTACAGCGCCGTCCTGAACACCGGGCAGCAGGCCCTCATCACGGATGGCTGGACGAACACCACGGGCGCTGTCAAGCAGGGTGACATCTTCACCATTGCCGGCGTGTATGCGGTGAACCCGATGTCCAAGGCGGTTCAGTCCTACCTGCAACAGTTCGTTGTTAAGGCTGACGCGACCGCTGACGGCTCGGGCAACATGACGATCACGATCTCGCCCCCGATGATTACCTCGGGCGCCTATCAGACCGTCTCGGCCGCGCCGGCTGACAATGCGGCCATGGTGTTCCTCGGCACCGCGGCCACCAGCTATGTGCAGAACGTCGCCTTTGATGAAAAGGCGTTCGGTCTGTGCGTGGTCCCGATGATCTCGCCGGAAGGTGCGGTTGATGTCAGCCGCGCCTCCTACAAGGGTCTCTCGGTTCGTATGATCCCGGTTTACACGGGCTCGAACGATACCTCGGCCATCCGTCTCGACCTGCTCTGCGGCGCCAAGACCATTTACCCGGACCTGGCGACCCGCTTCAGCGGCACGTAATGCATGCAATCGGGGAGGGGCTTAACGGCCTCTCCCCATTTTTTCAGGATTCCACATGGCTCAGACCGCACGGGACACGATCAGCCGCGCCATGCGGATGCTCGGCGTCATTATGGGCGGGGCGGTGACTTCCTCTGTGGAGGCCGCAAACGGTCTTATCGCCCTTAATTCCATGATGCACGGCTGGAAGGGCCAGGGCGTCGATATCGGGCATGTCGATCTGGCCCTGAGTGACAATCTGGACTTGGCTGACCATCTTATTAACGGCTGCACCGCGCTTTTGGCGGTCGAATTGTCTCCCGAATTTACCGTGCCGATCCCCCAAGCTGTCGGGCTCGCCGCGGCCGGCGGATGGTCTGCCATCCAGGCTGCTTACATCACAGACACAGCCGATAGCGACATGACCGTTGAAACTGGTCTGCGCCGTCTGAGTGCCAACAACCGGGGCCGGGGGACGTATCGTGGGTGAGGTCATGGTGCCGCTCGCGGTTGCTTCGGACCAGTCCCAATCCATAGCATTTTCGTCCCAGCGGCTCATTAACGCATACCCGGAGGCGTCATCGTTCGGCGGCAAGAGCCCGTTTGTCCTGCTCGGGACGCCCGCGCTAAAGCCTTTCACGACCATAGGCGCAGGCCCGTGGCGGGGCGCAATCGTGATGAGCGGGTTGCTCTACCAGGTATCCGGCGCGGGCCTGTACAGCGTTACAGCGGCGGGTGTTGCCACGCTGATAGGATCGGCAGTTATAGACGGCCAAGGCTATGTTTCCATAGCCACGGTTGGGACGCAAATCGCGATTGCGACCTCTGCCGGCAACGGCTTCGTTTACGACACCACCACAGGTCTGCTCTTGCAGATCACAGACACGGATTTCTACGGCGGTACATCTGTTACGGCGTTGGACGATTATTTCATCTGGTCAAGCGGAGGTGCTACCCCGACACGGTTCCAGATATCGGCGCTACTCGACGGGCTGTCCTATGACGCCCTGGACTTTGCCAGCGCGGAATCAACCGCCACGGCATTGCTCCGCGTGTTCCTCGTCGGGACGCAGGTGTTCATGTTCAAGCCTGATCGCACCGAGATTTGGTACGATAGCGGCAATGCCGATTTCCCCTTCGACAGGCTCAATTCAACGATCATCCCGAAGGGCCTAGCTGCGAAGTTTTCTCCAGCCCTGATCGACAATACTGTGTTCTGGCTTGGCCTTGATGATGATGCAGGCGGTGGGCCGGTTGTTTATCGCGCCAATGGCTATATCCCCGAAGTCATCTCGACCCATGCGGTAGCCAGGGCATTGGCCCAAGTCACAGACCTTAGCGCCGTTCGTGGCTGCTCTTACGTCAAAGACAATCACGCCTTCTATGGCCTGGTCCTGCCGACCGGGAACGCCTGGTTCTATGATGTGGCGTCGGGTGTCTGGCATGAGAGGGCGACATACGGCCGTACCCGCTGGCTTCCGAACGGCCTTATCTCCGCCTACGGCAAGACGTTTGCGGGCTCATCGGTTGATGGCTCTCTGTATGTGCTGGACCTCGACACCTATTTGGACGCCGGTACTATTCCAATCGTTGCGGACATCACGCTCCCGACATTTGGAACTGATCCGTCCCTGAAACGCTGCTCCAAGCTGCGTTTGGACATGCAGGCTGGTGTAGGGCTTTCGACAGGGCAGGGTTCAGACCCGATCATCCTGCTAAACGTGTCGGATGACCGCGGCGAAACATGGTCCTCGGACATGCCGGCCAGCATCGGCCTTCAGGGCCATTACGGCCACGGCGTAGAATGGCGGCAACTCGGGCAGTTTCGCTCCCGCGTCCATCGTCTCCGCATTTCAGACCCGGTTAAGCGCGCGATAATCGCGCTCTATGCGGACATCAACTAATGCGGGCCGCGCTTCCTCCCGCCACTGTTCCGCTGGTTGATAAAAGCGGTGTCATAAATCCTGACTGGTACGAGGGCCTGGTCGCAATCCTGAACCGCACGGGCGGCACGGCAACCGACCTCATCGGCCAATCCCTGGCGGTGACGGGTGCGGGCATTGTTGTAGTCCCGGTCTCTGGTGAAGGGGCGGCCATCACGCGGTCAATAGCGGCCGGGACGGGTCTTTCAGTTTCGCATGGCGACGGCATAGCTGGTAATCCGGCGGTTTCGTTAGCCAACACTGCCGTCACGGCAGCATCTTATGGCGATGCAACACACAGCGTTACCCTTACGATTGATGCCCAAGGGCGCGTCACAGCCGCAAGTGTCAATGCCATATCATTCCCATCAGCGCCCGTCTCTAGCGTCTTCAGCCGTACGGGGGCGGTTGTAGCGGCCACCAACGATTATGCATTTACGCAAATAAGCGGCTCGGTTGCCCCTGGCCAGTTGCCCAATCCCTCCGCAACAACCTTGGGCGGTGTTCAGAGCATTGTAGCCGCGCCCCATAAATGGGTTGCGTCTATTTCTACAAGCGGCGTTCCATCTTTGACGCAACCGGTAGCCGCAGACATTTCCGGCCTTGCTACCTCGGCAACAACGGACACAACGAACGCGGCCAATATCGGCAGCGGCACATTGCCTGCCGCTCGCCTGCCGTTGGCAACGTCTGCGGCGTTTGGCGGCGTCAAGGTTGATGGCACGACAATAACGGCAACAGGCGGGGTTATTTCAGCGGTGGGAGCCGCAGCGTCTCTATCATCGGGCAAAATCTCTCTAACTGCCAATGTGTCTCTGAATAACACTGCGGCATTTTTTGATGGGCCTAGCGTGGCGCAAGGAAGTGCCGGGACATGGTTTGTATCTGGCAATGTGTCGTGTTCGGACAGTGTGACAACCGCTATAAATGCAAAATTGTGGGATGGCACCACCGTTATAGATAGCGCCATCGTTTCTTTGCCGGCAAACAATACGATCACCATTTCTTTATCGGGGGAGATATCGGCGCCTGCCGGAAACCTCCGAATTTCCTGTCGCGACACGCTGTCCACGACCGGGACGATAAACTTCAATGCCTCTGGCAACAGTAAAGACAGCACGATTACTGCCGTGAGGATCGCGTAAGATGCCCAAGCTGGTACGCGATAATGGGAACTGAAATCTTAATTCCCGCCGGCGGTGAAGCATCTGCATCGCCGTTAAGCCTGCTTATCGGGGAGGAAGTAGTCCAGGGCGGCGAGCAATTTCGTGAAGACTTCCGCCGTGATGTGATGCGCTTGGAAGCAACGATACTTGCTCGGAATGACAAGATGGCGCCCGAAGATTGCCCTTTTCGCCACATTTTCGCGCCGGGGTCATACGCCAGGGAACTGACGATCCCGAAGGGTACGCTCGTTATAGGCAAGATACACCGCCAAGCGCATTTGAACATCGTTAGTGCTGGGCGGATCCGCGTGATGACAGAAAACGGTGTTGTTGAAATTTCTGCTCCGCATATTTTCGTCTCAGAGCCAGGCATTAAGCGTGTTGGCTATGCGGTTGAAGAAACCGTTTGGACAACCGTGCATGTGACCGAAGAAACCGATGTGGAAAAGATCGAAGCCCACGCCATTGCGCCGAGCTATGAAGAATTGAGCGCCCCTGCGCTGGAAAAGGATACCGTCATATGAGCTTTGTTGCTGTGGCAATCGGCGGGTCAGCGTTGATTGGCGGTGCCGTCGCCATGTCTAGTGCCAATAGCGCCTCTAAAGCCGCGTCTAACGCTGCCAACACCCAAGCCGATGCTGCGACAAGGGCTGCACAGATTCAGGCGGACGCTGCCAACCGTGGCGCGGACATCCAGCAGCAGGAATCCGAAGCTGCTCTCGCCTTGCAGAAAAGCCAGTTCGACACCACCCAGGCGAACTACGCCCCATGGCTGGCGGCGGGGGATTCCGCCCTTAGCCAGGAAACAAACCTGCTCGGTCTGAACGGCGCTGGGCCGCAGACCAATGCGTTTTCGCAGTTTCAAGCCGATCCAGGTTATCAGTACACTGTCGATCAGGCAGTGCATGGCGTTGACCGCAGTGCGGCAGCGCGTGGGCTGCTGACCTCTGGTGCGACGATCAAGGCCATCCAGGACCGCGCCGCGAACTTGGCAGACCAAGGGTACTCCAACTATTTCAATCGCATCTCCGGTGTTGCCGGGACGGGTCAGACTGCAACAAACAATGTCGCCAATGCCGGGCAGACAGCAGTTAACAATGAGAGCAACGACATGCTGGCTGGCGCCAATGCGCGGGCATCCGGCTACAACACGGCTGCTGCTGCTGGCGCGGCAGGCATCAACACGGCCGGAACCGCTGGGGCCAATGCCTACATCAATTCGGCCAATGCGGGCATCGCTGGGGCGAACGGCTTGGCATCATCCCTGAATAATGGGGTGAGCAATTACTTCGCCTACAAGAGCATCGGCGGGAACGCTTATGCGCCTTACACCGGAGGGAACGTCAACGTCACACCTATCAACAGCGCATTTGCAGGTGGCGTCTAATGGCTGAACTCAACACGGACCAGATTGGCAAGGTCGCTCAATTCGATCTTCCGAACGCGCTCGCTACCCATTACAAATTGCAGCAACAGCAACAGGATGTGAACACGCAGAACGCGCTCGCCCAAGCCGTACCCATGCTACAATCTGATCCGCAGAACGCCTTTGCGACCGCGGCAAAGACAAGCTCAACAGCCGCGCTTCAGCTATTGCCTGTCATCAAACAGATGGACGATCAGAAGAAGGCAAAACTGGCAGAGTCCGCCGATGCGTTCGGTAAGTTAGCTTATAACCTCAAGCAGTATTCCGACCCGATGGTGCGTAGGGCCGTGGCTCTTTCCCAGGCCCCCACCTTGGCGCAGCATGGCGTAACGGCCGACCAAATCCAGAATTTCGACTATTCGGACCAGAACATTCAGGCCGCGATCAACAATACCCAGACCACCAAAGACTTGATCGCGCAGTCGAACAATGACCGGACCTATACCGCCAATCGTTCGGACCACGCCGATACGCTGAATTATCAGAATAAGACTCTTGCTGGGCAGGCGGCCACTAGGGCCGAAACGGCCACCCATGACCGCGCCACGGAACACCAGGCAGCGAACGCGGGAGACTTTGGCCGCAGCATCAACGGCAAGGCGTACAACATCCTGGCCCAGGGTCTTAAAGACCCGACCGCGCTTTCCACCCCTGAATATGCAACAGCATGGCAAATCCTGTCGAACCCGCATGTTGATCCGAACACCGGGACCGTGGTTGTGCCGGACCTTTCCGCCTTCAAGCCGCCCGCTGGTGCCCAAGGCTCGCAGGCGGGCGCTGGGCCGGCGCAGCGTATGCCCAGCATCCAGAGCTTCGCGCCACCCAATCCGAGCCAACCAGAGGCTCAGAGTGCGGGGTTCGCTAATCGGCTTGCGGAGGCAGCGGGTATTATTGACCAGACCGAAGCCGCGCAAACTTCTCTCGGACAAGTCGCCAAGTCAAAAACTCCTGTTGTCGGTAACTATCTCGTCAGCACGGATTTCCAAAAGGCGGACCAGGCCCGGCGTAATTTCGTCAATGCCCAGCTTCGCCGCGAATCCGGCGCTGCTATCGCAGACAGCGAGTTCAAGAATGCCGAGAAGCAGTATTTCCCGCAGCCTGGCGATAGCAAGGAAGTTCTTGCCCAGAAAAAGGCGTCACGCGACATGGCCGTACGGAACATGCAGCTTTCGGCCGGCAATACGCTCTTGCCGCCTGGCGTGATCCAGAACTCGTCACCGCCGCGAGGGGCGCAGATGGTTCCGCAGCAGCAGGGCTTCGGCGCTTCCGGCCCAGCCAACAATGATCCGTTGGGAATCCGGCACTAATGGCTTCCATCACTGAAATCCGCCAGCAGTTCCCGCAATACAACGACATGAGCGACACGCAGCTCGCCGATGCGATGTACAAGACGCACTACGCTGATATGCCGCGCGCACAGTTCGACGCCAAAATCGGGATGGCGGCGCCGGAAGCCGATAAACCCGAGCGGACATTCGGACAGCGGTTCTCTGATGTTTCCGCTGGCGTGGAACAAGCCCCCTATGACATCCTACAGTCTGCCGCCGAACTAGGCGCGCGCGGCCTTGACGCAACGGGCATCACTACGGATGCGCTGCCGAAACTGAAACAGGCGTTCGAGCAGGGCAACCAGACCGGGGCCGAATTGGCCGGTGCCGACCGCAACAGTGGATTTTATAAGGGAGGGCGCATCGCCGGACAGGTCGCGGCTACCCTGCCTCTCTCCGAGCTTAATGTGTTGCGTGGTGCCGGGCTGGCTGCAAAATTACCAACCCTGGCCCGCATCGGCGACGCGGCAGGCCAGGGTGCGGCTGCTGCTGCACTCACCTCCAATTCAAGCGATGCCCCGCTTGGCGACCAGATGGCGCTCGGCGCAATTGGTGGTGCTGCGCTGCCGATGGCCGGTGCTGCACTGAAGCTTGGCGGTAAAGCTATACCGCTCATCCTGGGGGAGACCACCGGAGCGGGCGCCAACAGCATCAAGCAGGCTTTCAAGGCCGGGCAAGCGGGCGGTGATACGTCAAAAGCCTTTACCGGCTCCATGCGCGGCGATGTCCCGTGGGGCCAAGTGGTTGCGGACGCCAAGACCGCTGTTGCGAACTTGAAGGCACAGCGCGGGCAAGCTTATCGTGCCGGCATGGCTGATGTGTCGAAGGATGCGACTGTTCTGGATTTCGGGCCGGTAGACAAAGCGCTTGAGAAAGCGAACTCGATCAATAGCTATAAGGGCGAGGATCTTTCCCCGGAAACCACTGACGTTCGCGAAGACATCAATGCCGCCGTGGCAAGGTGGAAGGGCCTAGACCCGGCCGAGTATCACACCCCGGAAGGCTTTGACGCGCTCAAGCAGCGCATTGGAAACATCAAGGACAATCAGCCGTTCGGCTCTGCCCAGCGCACGATTGCGGACGAAGCGTATAATGCTATCCGCAAGACAATTGCCGATCAGGCGCCCGCCTATGACAAGGTGATGCAGGATTACTCCGAGGCTTCCGAAGCCCTTGATGCGGTGCAGAAAGAGTTGTCGCTCGGTAAGAAGGGCAACCCGAACACCGCGCTCCGCAAGCTGCAGTCTGTGATGCGGGATAACGCAAATACAAGCTGGGGCGACCGTGCGAAATATGCGGACAAACTTGCTGCCGCCGGCGCCCCGAACCTCTTGCCGTCATTGGCGGGCAAGGCCCTCAGTACGCCGATCCCGCGTGGGCTGACAAAGTATGCCGACATGGCGGCTGCTGCGGCCGGCGGGATGACAAACCCCGGCACCTTGGCCGCCCTTCCGCTCGCCTCACCCCGTATTGTCGGAGAGGTAGCCCACGGCGCGGGCGCTGCCAGCCGACACGTGGCGAACGCCTTTCACCGGGTAACAATCCCTAATGTGAGCCTGCTTAATCCCGTAATGGGGACCATGGCCCCTGCTTTGCTAATGCCGCAGCGGTAGCCTTCTTTTCGCGGTGCTTGTCCACCAGGTTTGTCAGCCATTTCCAGGTGAAAATGACAAGCGGGCCGCCCGCGCTGACGGCAATAATTCGGAATGTGTCGAAAGACATTCGCTGATCCTCAGCCTGTGAACGGCCACCTTTTACCACAAGGCCCCATCGGAAACGAGGGGTCTTTATCTTTGGAGTAACCCCATGGCGGGCCGTATTATACTAGGCATTGCTAACCCGGCGCTGAACGCAAATGGCGTTGTCGATAGCGGGTCAACCCTGACATTCTATATGAACGGGAACACGACCCCGCAAACGATTTACGCCGATCCGACGCTGGTTGCGACCCTCTCCAACCCGCTGTCTTGTGATTCCGCCGGCCGTTTTCCCGAGATTTGGGGCCCGGATAGTTCGTCTTATTCGATAAAGTGGACACCGACCGGCGCTTCTCCGATCACATATGACAACATCACGGCAATCCCTGCCACTGTTGCTGGGCAGGTTCTTGGAACCGCAACCAACGACAATGCCGCAGCCGGCTATGTTGGCGAGTACGTCTCTGCCACTGGGTCTGTCAGCACACCAACCGACAATCAAAGCTACAATGTCACCAGCATATCCCTGGCATCCGGTGATTGGGATGTGTCTGCCTTGGGCGTCGTTACCAACACAGGTTCGTTGCAATATTCACAGGCGAGCATCAGCACAACCAGTGCCACTTTCGACCGGACAATCGGTCACAACATAAAC